CCGGTCTATAACCTTGTGACGTAGCCGGATGCCGCCCTCTTTCGAGCGACGTCCTGGTGAAGCCCCCTGTCCTGCAGGAGGGTCCACCCGGCAAGCCCTTACAAGGGCAGCCAGGCTTTTGGAGTTGGAGTACTTTCCCGAAGGATGCTCTCTTCTCCGTCCCTTTACGGGTGCCTGCTGCTCTTCCTTGTGGGCAGAGTTGTCCGAGAGGAAGCTCGGTCTTGTGGGTTGCGTGAGAGGGGCTCGGTCCAGCCGTTCCTTCTCACAGGCTGTCAAGAGTCTTGGTCGACTCTTTGATGGTCGTTGCAAACCATGCGATCGGGTTTCCTTTCGGAAGGAGAGGAAGGCGTGGAAGTCCAAGGCTTCTACGCCTGTCCCTCCCAGACCAGCCAGCTGGTCTGTAGATCCGATCGGGGAGCTGGCCTCGGAGATCCGCGGGATCCTGGGCTCCGATTGGGCGAGGGGTAGAGGGAGGAACCCTGCTGTCGACGGGCAGCGGGGGTGTCTAGAGGTTCCTCAAGCGAGAGGGGGCACGCTTGCCGCCCCTCTTGGTCGACCTCCCGATCCGTACCTGCTACGGGTTGAGTGTGCAAAGACGAAGGGGAAGGTGAGGGTGGTTACTCTGCAATCCGCTTACGTGAAGCGGGTTCTTCGTGGTCCTTCGGAAGAGTTGTATGATTTCCTTTCCCGGAAGGACTGGCTCGTTCGTGGGGACTACGAAGAAGAGCACGCGAGGTGGCTCGCAAAGGATTTGCGCGAAGGTGAGGATGTTGTGTCGGCCGACTTTTCGGACGCGACGGGCAACATCGATCCTGCAGTCTCCTTCGCCGTGGCGTGTGTTGTTGCAGAGGCCCCTTCTCTCTCACCGGAGGAGAAGGAGGTCTTGGTGGAGTCCTTTCGGCCAGGGGCTAGGTGGGTGCACACTCAAGGGTGTGTGGTCGTTGACCGAGGCGTGATCAAGCGGGGGCAGATGCAAGGGAACTTTTTTAGTTTTCCCCTTCTGTGCCTAATTAATCGCGCCTCTTACCTGCTAGCCCTCCGACGTGCCGGCCTCCACGGCCAACGTAGGAGACAGCTCGTGAACGGGGATGACGGTGCCTTTTGTGGCACTCGACCCTTCTTCAAGTTGTGGACCTGCGTCGTGGAGACCTGGGGCATGGTCGTTAACAAGGAGAAGACGGGTGTGAGTCGTAGGTTCGTGGAGCTCAACTCGAAGAGCTTCGACCTCGAGTGCGACTCCTTTTGTCGTAAACCCGTCCTTTCCTTTTTCCGCCGGAGGGATACTCCTGGG